GAGTATCTTTTTCTGCCATTTGATGTGCAACCCACATAGATGCGGCTTCAGAAGAAGGTGGTTCAGAAACAAACTTCTGAATGTTTTTATATAACTGCAACATTTCATCTTTTTTCGCCTTTACAACTTCAGGCGGTGCAGTTCTTAAATCTTCTGAGTTATCAAACTCAATGTAGTTGTTACGGAATATTTTTGCAAACTCACCACGTGCGGCTTGGACTGCATCCCATTTCTCTTTACGAATGTTTTCTGGTACTGTACGTCCACCACGTTGTCCACGTTCAATATTTCTTGCCTTTGAAACTTCATCATCTGTGTTGACCATGACCATATGAGTTTCATAACCAAGTTTTTCAAGCATGTCTTTGAGTGTTTTATACTTCTCTGGATCATCACCAGTGCCATTAATAATAAGTCCATTACGTCCATGAAGTGCAAGACGCTGACGCAACTCAGTAATATTCTTTGCTTTTTTACGAACTGCATTACGTTGCGCTTCTTCATTGTCAGGCATCTTCTTGTCAAGTCCTTGCTTATCCATCAAATACTCAAGTGCTTTGTCAGAATTGATTTCTGTCATGCCATGACCATCAAGTGTGTTTGATAGAACGTAATCTTTACCTGAACCAGGACCGCCACCAAGAAATACTGCTTTGAAAATTCCTTTGTCGTGTACACCTTCACGGATAATTTCTTCGTGTAATCTCATACCTTTACGTACATCGTTATACATTTGTTTGACATGTGCATGTGACATTGATGATGGTGCGCCTTGCTTGAATGAATCAAGATCACCGTTCTTTGCATGTTCACGCATCTTTGATGCTGAAATACCAGTTACACCTTCTGCGTCTGGATCACGTTCACCAGCAGAGTGTACTGTAATTTTCTTGAAGTTGAAACGAGCACCTTCATGTGTGCCGTTGTATTTGTGAAGCAATCTGTGATATTCTTCTGTACGGTCAGAACCACCAACCATGTGCAGGTGAGTTACACCTTTCTTGTATAGTGCTTCTGCATGATCAAAAAATGTAGGTGCTTTGGTAGATGCTGCTGTAAAGTTTGTGCCTGGAAATGCACGTTTGGCGTGTTTGACTTTTTGATCTGCTGTAAGAGGATTTTTCTTTGCGTCCTGTGAGTGTGACAAGACAATGTGATGTGAACCGCCGACTTTATCGGCAATTTCTTTGACTTTGTTGACTAATTTTTCGTGTCCATTTGTGATTGGATTCATGCGTCCAAAAGCCAGGACAGCATGTCTCTCTTTCTGTTCACGTAGAAAATCTCTAAATTTCATAATCCCCCTACCTCTGCGGCAGTTGTTTCTGTTATTTAGTATTTAGTAGATTTCCGTGGCTCCAGTGCTGGCCATCGTGCCTTGACAGTGAATGTCATCAAGTTCTATGAGATGATCTGGGTTGATATTGAAGAAGTGTGCGTGTTCGGTGTCAACACCAGCATCAATAATGACACCAATGTTTCTCTGACAGACTACCATGTAATCGTCAATCAGACTTGGACAGAATGAGAATAATCTGGTAATCAACAAATCCGTAAAAGTTTCCGCTGCTTCACCTTGTAGCCATGTCGGCATACGTTTCTTGAACACATATTTACCAAAATGATTATGATCGTGAATGTCAAATCCATCATTGAGTATCGTTCTTCCTGACAGTTTGTAGATACGACTCAATGAATGTTTAAGTTTCATCAAACTTGGTTCTTGCTTTAGCAGCATCATTGTCTTGAGCATCAGCACGTTCTCTGCTTCACTTTTACGACCGATTGCTGCAAACTGTGCTATGTCTTTGTCGCCAGAAAAATCTGCTATCATGTCAACATAGTCTGATATTGCTATTATCTTCTCTTCACTTACTTTGTCGGGTGAACCCTCTGCAAGTATGACAATTGCTTCTGGACATTTTTCACGTAGTGATTTTAGTCCTTCAATTGTTTGTTGAAGTCTATCTTCACGACTGATAACACCCATTCGTGGGTATAATGCAGATGTTACAATGAACAACTGCTGATTTGGGATTATTGGTGCCATTCTGACTCAGGAAATAGTTTGATTGTTTTATATGTTGCTTTAGAATTGATTACATTTACAATTAGATTTGATATCTCTGATGATTCAAGTAATTCTTTTTTGATTGGATTATTTCTTTGCATTGGCGTATCAATACCACCTGGATGAATGCTTGTTACTTTGATTTGATCGTTACGAAGTTCTTCACCAAGAATGCCTGCAAATGCTGTCAGTGCATGTTTAGATGCTGCATAGATTGCTTCATTTTTTATCTCATACAAGCCAGCAACAGAATTGATAAAGAAAATATGTGATCCACGAATCATGTATTTCTGTGCTGCTTTTGTCACATACATCGTGCCTTTGACATTCAGATCAATAATTTTATCAATCGTTTTCATTGATTGTGTGAAAAACTCACCATATTCAAACACACCAGCATTATTGACAAGAACATCAATGAACACGCCCATTTTATCAAATGCTAACTTTACTTCTTCCGCATTTGATACATCACATTCTATCCACTGAAAGGTGTCAGGTGCAGAAAATAACTTCATTGGTGGTTGTGTACGTGATAGCCCACAGACAAAATAGCCCTCATCAATCAATCTATCTGCTATTTCAAGCCCAAGCCCATAACTGCAACCAGTGACAACAGCAACTTTACGCATCACATCTCCTCAAAAATAGCAATACCATATCGTATATCTTCATCTGTGATATCATTTACAATCTTGTAATTACCAATATGAATCGGCATTGGTGCATACTGATTGCCATTACGGTGTTTTGTTGCATCACTCAAACTCTCTTTCAACATTTTCATATTGGTGAAGTCTGGATGAAATGTCTTGAGTTTCAATCGTTTTGCTACATCAAATATTCTTTTTAGTTCATCTGAGCCAATGTATGTTCTGCTGAATGCAATACAAGAACTGAGTAGACAATCAAGTGCCACTGCTTCACCATGCAATAGATTTGGTATGTTTGCCATCTCAATCACTGGACTGAATGTATGCCCAAAATCTACACAACGATCTAATCGTTTCTCCCACAGATTAGGCCCAAGTTCTTCAATCATGTCTGTGATTGCCAGATTGATTACACGAACTGGCACTGCACCATGTTGAAACTTTTCTTCAATCAACATCTCAGCGTTCTCTTCAAGCAACTTGAAAAGTTCTGGTGATTTGATGACTGCAAGTTTGAATATCTCTGCAATACCATTGACAATCTCACGTTCACTTTGTGTTGCAATAAACTTTTTATCAATGAATGTTGCTTCTGGTGGATAGTATGCGCCGATTCTATTACGACGACCAAGATGATTAACTGCTACTTTTGATCCTACAGAGGCATCAACAATTGCAAGAAGTGTTGTAGGGATTTTGATATATGGTATTCCACGACGATAAATGCTACAAGCAAAACCAACAATGTCCAGAAGGACACCACCGCCAATCGCAATAATCTTTTCACGACGAAGAACTCCTTGTTTCTCAAAGAATGTAACAATTTCATCAGCGTTCTTCCAATTCTTGTTTTCTTCTTTACAATCAATAATCAGTATTTGTGATTCAAGTTTTGTTGCATCAAAGTATGCGTTGATCTTGTGTTTATACAAATCCCACACTTCAGTGTCAATCACAATAATTCTGCGATTGCTGTCAGAAAGATTTGCTATATCTTGATTGCTCGGATTGAATATATCAGCCGAGTATGTTAATTTGAATTCTACTGGCAGTTCAGTTTTTACTTTCCAAGTTCGTTTGAACTTGTCATAGTCCATCATAAACTCATTCATTTAAATACCTTATTCAACAAATAACACGCATGAACATAAAAGAACTTTGCTTTATCTATATCACCAGCCAAAACCTTGAATGGAAGCATACGAATAAACTGTGTTGCTTCAAAAACATCCACAATTTCCTTTGTTCTCTTCTCAACAATTTCCGACTCAAAATGTTTATTGAATAAATCAAAATTGCGTGTATCATGTACTTCAGTATACAAGTAAGCATCTTCAACATACACTTTGTTATCATTTATAATTCCATAATGACTGCGTGAACATTGTATAACTTGTGCATAGTCCAAGAATCTGGTATCTATCATGCTTTCATCATAAACATCAATAAACACCACACGATCTTCTTCAAATGAATATAGAATGTTTTCTAATGTAGGATTACCATGAATGTTTTCTTCTTGTATCAATCTCAATTCTTTGAAGAAGTTCTCAAGATCATGAATTGATGTGTCTATACCGTGAACAATCTTACGATTATATTCATAAGTTCCCCGATTGTAAAACTCAGCAAACTCTGGTACAGCAATAGCATCATTTAACTTTTGACGAACTTCTTCTTCAAAGTATAATTTGCCTGCGCCTGGTATTGGTTCATGTGTGACTGAATGAAGTTGATTTAATCCTTTCCACACTGCTTGACTGATACGAAAGATTTGATCATCGGTTAGAGTATCATTAGCAAGAATAGATTTAATGTCACGAAAATCCTTCATGTATTCTATTTTAAATGATGCTCTTTCTTCATCAACATTAACATCAATAACTTTTGGAAACAGATTAGGATATTGTGTATTGTATCGTTGCAGTTTCTTCAGTTGTGAATACCAACGAACAAAACCATACTCACGATTTTTATCACGAACAATCTCTTTACCTACTAAATCATATTGTGGTAATCTATAAGTTCTACTGAGAGAGCCACCTTTCAATGGAATAACTATAGTCATTTCGCACCTAATGTTTGTCTTGCCAATTCAATACCATATTCTTGTGGACTGCCTAACACAATTGTTTCTTGATTTGCCGACAAACCATTCATGAATGCTGCCCGTTCATCTGTAATCATGCTTTGAATGACATTTGAAATATAAAGTTCACCTTCAGATTGTAATTTGTCATAGTATTCAAGATATCTATTACCAGATTCAAAGCCATATAATCCAGATGATGCATATGGCGATATCTGTTTCTTCTCAACTATTTCTGTAATTACACCCTCATACGCACGAACATAAGAATACTTTGGTGAATTACCAATGAATACATCAACGTATGCTGTATATGGAAAAGCCAACATTTCACTTATCAATTTCAAATTACGACCAGTTACAATCGTATCTCCATTGTGAATGAATGTTGGTAACTCTGGATAATTCAGATAACCAATACCAATTGCTGCTGTATGTGCTTGGCCTCTTGTGTCACCAATATACAGAATATTCTTTTCATTCAAATCAAAAGATGCAATCGTTTCAAGTAATTGATCTTGAAAATAAATGTCACGCTTGTTTGCAACAAGAAGAACACGACAATCTTTGTGAAGATTCTTTAGAATATCATGTATGATTGTGTGTCCATTCCAAGGCAACAGATACTTGGGAATATCAAAACCAACATCATGAAAGCGGGTGTTATAACCCGCCATACAGATAACAAGATTTATTTCAGCCATTCTTCCATGTCATTTCGTAAAAGTGAGTGCCATGTGCCATTGTATTCACCTGGTGAGAATGGGTGATTGACATCACAGTACACAAGATTATCACCAACAAGATCATACTTTTTCCAGTTTGCACTCATGAAATCTTCCATCATGAACTGCACACCTTGATTGTAAAACTCATCATAATGTTTGTATGCATATGAATACTTGTCCATATTCTCTGATGAAGAGAACGCAAACTGATCATTACCAAAGTCACGATTAGGTGACATGCGACAGTTTGGTATGTACAGTTTGTTTGGATTCATCGTATCAAATGGTATACGAACATTGATTGCAAAGTCAAATCGTGAACGAACGACCCAATCAAACTTCATGTTGTGATATTCTTCATACTCACGTTTTGTACGCATACATTCATAGATTGCATACATCTGTGCCCATGTAGACATACGACCATCTTTGACTTTCCAGTTGGGTGATGGTGGCGGTGTGTTTGTATACTTTGACAAATCAATCGTAGGATTTGGTGATGTAATGAAACTATGTGCTTTATAAGTTTCAGATATCTTCTGCATCTGTTCCGCAGGCATTTCCCACGAATGCAAAAAGACAGTTACATCATTACCTTTGATGATGTTTCCGTAATGATACGCATGACCTTTTTCCCACATTCGTGGTTGACCGGAGATACATAGTGCTATTTTCATAGTTCTCTTCCTACATTTGCTTTGTTATCTGTGATGCCAAATGGCTTCAACGTTTCTTTTTCTAATACAACCATGCTGTTATAGAATGCAACAGAATAAAGATTGTGATATGTATGTAACACTTCGTCAGCAATTTGTGAGCCTTGAAAGTGTTGTTGATTCAAAATATCCGTTGTACGTTTTGAATGTTCTAAGAATGTGTTAGCACCACGAAACACACCGCCCCACGGTTGTGGCCAGTAACTTGTGTGAGTATCTTCACATATGAACACACCACCTTCTTTGATGTGTGGAAACACTTTATTGAGTGTTGTGATCTGATGATTCATTACATGTGAGCCATCATCAATGACAATATCAAACTTGTTTTGTGTTGCAAGAAACTCTTCCCAAAATACAGGATCACCTTGATTACCCATGACAATCTTTACATCACCGTTGTATTCATACTTCAAACATTCTTCATTGATATCAACAGCAACAACAGAAGTACCTGGTCCAAAGTATTTCAACCATAGTTCAATTGAACCACCACCAAGCACACCAATCTCAAGTATACGTGGTGCTTTACCCACAAACTTTTTTAGATGTCTCTCATAAACATCAAAATAGCCTGACCACTTTGTAGATGGTTTATCTAATTCCCAAAACAATTCTTTTATTCTATTTGTCGTCATATTTCGCCTCAATCACTTTCTTCCATTCTGGTACACGATCATACTGATGTACTATTGTATACTCAATTCCTGTAGATGTCAATACTTTATCACCCTCTAATTTCGGTGATGGTTCTAATAGATACGGTCTGAATGAATCAATTTTGCTTGGATCAGCCGTTGTACCCAATTGACATGCCCAACCATCTTCTGATTTGGTATACCTTGACGAACTCAAATAAGGATGCCTTGAAATCATCACATTGAATACTGCTTGATCAACGATTGGAATTGGACGATTTATACAGTTCAGGAATAATTGAAGAACTAAATCTTTCATTGCATATCCATATCCAGCAAGAACACCAACATTGAAGATTGTATTGTTCTTAAAATCTTCGTAGATGCCTTGACCGTAACATTGTGTTAGATTTTCACGACCCCATGGTTCATCTTTATATTTCATACTTTCGGATGAAAATACTAAATCTTCTTGTTGTGATAGATTCTCTTTTAACCATTCAACAGGATTCTTTTGAAAGATAACATCTTTTACGTCTGTGGTAATCACAAAACGATAGTCATTATCTTTGAGTAGTTTATAGATGTGAATAAAACGTTCAACATGAACCATCAGTTGTGACTGATATGTTAGATTGCCTTGTCCATCTTGTCCAAATGCTATAATTGAGAAGCCTGCGTCAGTTACTTTTTGTACAGTATCTTTGTCGCAGTTCATGAGAATCAGGACTTTATCACCTTCAAATCCTGATGCGTTGATGGAATTAACCCAATACTTTAATTTCGACCAATCATAGTTGGTCGCACAACCTACTATCAAATCTTTCATAACAACTCCAAAAATTATTTAAATGGTAAACGATGACCCACATCCACAAGTTGCTGTCACGTTTGGATTTTTGATTGTGAATGAAGAGCCCATCATATCTTCTTTGTAATCAATCTCTGCTTCATTCATATAATGCATACTAATACTATCTATAACAACTCCAACACCATCTCTTTCAAATGTAAAATCATCATCTGCTACTGGTAATTCTTCTAATGAAAATCCATATTGAAAACCTGAACAACCGCCACCTTGTACAAATACACGTAACTTTAGTGAAGGGTCTTCTTCAGCAATAATTGCTTTAATTTTCTTTACGGCAGAATCGGATATGGTAATCATTATTCTCCCTTATTTCCTCTTACAATAACTATTGCAGCTACTATCACAAATAAAACAATTAAAATATCAGCCAAACTCATATTACCCTCTTGTCAGTGTCAATATTTTCTGCATCTGCTTCTCAATGATAGGACCACGATTAGGCCAGTGAATGTATGGTTGGCTTGCAGTCTTGTACAGATTCGTCAGAAAAGGCATGATAATCTTTTCTACTTGTTGCAGTCTTTCTTTGTATTCTTCAACTGTTTCATCTTTCTCTGCAATGACTGCTTGATACTCAACTTCATCTACTGCGCTGAAGCCAAAGTCATCGTCTGCATACTCTGCTAAAATTTTATTGATGTCGTAACTCATTTGTCCCATGCCTTCTGTGCTGTAAAGTTTTTATGACTGAATTCTAATCTGTCCACTAATTTCAATGCTTTGCCGAGGTGATCAACGGCAACAAACCCTTCGGGAGCCGTAATACGAAAGCCGTCATCGGTACGTACAAACGTGCCGATGCTCCTAATTGTCTCAAGTTTGCGGATAATCATCAACTTGGCATCAACAATTAGATTCATCAAATCAAATATTTGTTTTAGTTGAATTGCATTTGAACGATAGAAACGCATGACTTCATTCTTTTCTTTCAAACGCTTTTGTTTTGTTTCTTCTTTCTTTGCTGCAAGAACTTCTTTGTTCATCTTTGCTTCAATCCAATTGATCAACTCTTGTGTGTGAACTCTTGTGTCAGAAATCTTTTTACCTTCACGAACTTTTGTATTATTGAATGTTTTGATTTGCGTCATGTATGTTTCAGATGCAGCAATACGATTCAATGTCAGTGCTGGTATGGATTGAAACACACGCCCTGCTTGTGAAAGAATTGATGTGATTGCAGCAGTTTCTTCTTCGGTGAACGTTGCAGAACCAGATGCATCGGTGAATGATGCATCACGAAACCAAATATCTTTAGTTGTTTTCAAATGTCCGATATCAATGTTGAATGATGCTTTCATTGTCTCAAGTGTTTTACCAGAGTACGATGTATGGAATACCACGCCAATTTGTGCAGCAAGCATTGTTTGTGCCAACTTTGATTTTGTTGGAACTGCGTATACGATTGTATTTGGCTGAAAGATGATGTAATCTTCTCCGTCAATTGTCTCATGTTTGATATCTCCTTTTGAGAACATCATATCACCTTGCAACACACCTTTGATACCCAACTTAGGTAAGAATGCAAGTGCAAGTTTGAGTTTCTGATTGAGTCCTTCACTTGGATGATTTTCGTCAATATCTTCATCAGTATAATTCAATTTTGCATTTTTTGCAAACACTGATTTGGTACCAACAAAAAATTTGCCGTTCTCTGGATTCGTGCCGACAAAGATAGCAGGCGCACCATCCCATTTAGTTGTCACATTCATTTTTGAGCCTGTGTGACCTGCAAGCATATTGCGTAAAGAACGTAGGAAATCTATTGCTTCACGTGCACCAGTAACTCCATGATTTAGTACATTATCTTCAAGATGTTCAAGGTGAACATTCTTGCCCTCTTTACTCTCTGTTAGATAATCCATGAATTTCATTTTTTTGTATCGAATCTTACAACGATTTCGTTTAGTCTGACTTCTTTACCTGCTACCATAGTTTTACCTCTACCTTTAAGGGCAATTCTAACTGAAGTTTTATCTGCTACTTTTTTAACTAAATCATCATCAATAAATTGAATGTCGTTTTCAGAAAGAATATAATTCGCAGATAATTTTGGAGTATTTTTAAAAGTGTATTTGCCTGTCATAGCTTCTTCAACTACAGCAAGTTTTACTTTTTCATATTCTTGAGATACTTTTGGTGTCTTAGATGATCCTAAAACTTCTTTTAAAAGCATGTCGTATCTTTCTGCTTTTCCAATTTCAACATCAGCTTTTCGTCTGGGCATCTTACCTAAGTCGCCATACTGTTCATCTAACTCAGCCAAAACAGTCATCAATTCTATTGCTTTATGAGAATCATAATTTTCATCTGCCGCCAAATTTTCTAAGACACCAGCTAAAAATTTAACTGTAGTTGAAATTCCACCTGAAGATAATTGAATATCTCCCCCATGCTTTAAAGAACATTTTAATTCTTTTCTTTGTGTCGTTATAAGTAAATCCGTTTTTGGTTCAACACCACCACCAGAAGTTTTTTCTATGTCTGTTATTTTACCAAACTTTTTCTCAATAAAATTAATAGCATTCGCTGCGTCTTGTTTTACATCTTTGGGTGATGCATCATAGTTTACTTTAGCCGTTTTTGCTACAGGATCATTAGCAAATTTTTTGGGATAAATTTTAGCCACAAGATGATAGATACACCATTCAAAAGCAAGTCCCTTATTCATAAATCCTCCAAACATTTCAAGTTATTAGAGTATTTATACTTTGAATCCTCCGAACTTATCATTTGAGCGTCTTTCACGTTCGCCGAATGTATTCAGGGGTTTGTCTGGCGGCACTTGTCCTGCATCTATCAAATCATCCTGTGCCCCCTGTTCAACATCATATAGTTTCATCTTGGCTCTGTCAATACCCACGACAAATCGTTTGAAATAGTTGGGATCATTGTAACGATTCTTCAATTGCTTAATTAACAACTGATTCAATTGTTGCAACTCTTCGGTACTTATCAAAGCAAACATAAAATCTGCTGTGGCTGGAAGTCCGAACGACTCAGAGGTGTCTTCCAAGCCTGGATCAGAACTTGTGAAGCCGCTTCTTGTTGTTTGTGTGGCTGAGACTATAGGAACATCAAACTCAACTGCAAGCCCCCTCAATTCTTCTGCAATAGCCTTAATATAAGAATAACTATTTACGTTAGCACCCGGCTTGATTCGGGCACTTGCACAAATGTTAAGATAGTCAATAAAGATAATATCAGGTTTGAAACTTTTCTTGAGTTGCAATTCATTTAACAAAGCACGAAAGTGTAGTGCCGATGCAGCCGCAGTCGGATATTCTTTGATGATGAACTTACCTTGTGTTTTAACTTTGAGTGCAGAAAACTTACGATCATAATCTTGTTTGCTGATAGAATTCAGATCGGCAATATCAATGTTCAGTAGATTGGCATCAATACGTTCAGCAATTCTTTCTTCTGCCATCTCCATTGTGATATACAGAACATTCAATCCTTGTGCCAAACAAGAACCTGCAACGTGACACATGAACAAAGATTTACTAACGCCTGTTCCAGCAAGTGCAATGTTCAAAGTTTTCTTTGGCAATCCACCTTTTGTAATCTTGTTGAACAGATCAAGATCAAATGGTATCTTCGTTTCATGACGATGATAAAATTCAAAACGATTATCAGAGTCATCAAGATAGTCGTGTCCAACAGACCTATCAAATGATACACCAAGTGCATCACTCAACAACTTTGGAATTACACCCTTGTCTTCTCTATTGTCTCTGTCATCAAGAATCTTGACAGACTTCATGATAGCATTGTAGATTGCTTTGTCTTGACAAAACTTTTCTGTTTGTTTGATAAGCCAATCTACATCTGTGGGATCGTTCTTATCTGCATTGATTTCACGAATTAGTTCAACAGCGTTAGTTACTTGCTCTTGTGTCAGTTTACGTGATTCTGTGAAGTTAATTACAAGTGATTCGTATGTGGGAAGATGTTTGAATTGATGAATATGATTGTTGACTTCTTCAAAAACATTTTTCTCTGTTGCGTCAGAGAAGTATTCGTTTTTTAAGAACGGAAGAATTTTTCTTGCATAGTCTTCATTGAATATCAAATTCTTCAAAATTGTTGTTTCGAGTCTTTTCATCGGATTGTTCCATGAGTATTTCAGTTAGTATGTCACCTATCATTGTATGAAATTCTTCATCAGTTTGCAACTCATGAACGGTGAATGTAGGTGTGTGAATGACGGTGTAGTCAAAAGTCAATCTTGCGAAATCACCTTCTTCGATGACTCTTGCTTTACCATAATGATACAGAACACCAGCATACTTTCCTTTTAGTATGCCGATGCCTGTTATCTTGTCATCATCGGATGGGAGAAATTGAAAGTCTTCGTTAATCTGATATTTCGGCTTCTTCTTCATGAACGGTATCTTGTCCCATAATGCTGCTATAAGTGATTTCATATTTCTTCCTTACAAACTCTTTGAATCGTTCATCAGCAAGAATGTCTTTCCAGAATTCTTCTGTCTGTGTATCCGCAAATCGTTTTTTCTCAAGCACTTCACCTGTTTCTTGATCTACTTTGGCATACCAACCATTACTTGGCTTAGTAACGAAATTGCCTTCGAGTGCAATATCCAATAAACCAGACCACTTGTTGATACCACCGTCAAAAGATACAGTAACAGGTATCTTAGATTTTTCTCTGACATATCTACTTTTCTCTACATTGATGATGAAGTTGTAGCCGACAATCTCTGTGCCATCTTTGTCTTGTTGACGACCAAGAATCCAGATTGTGTCTGCTGAATAATACGAGCCTGTTCCACCACCAACGATATCTTTGGGATACAAACCAATCTCTTTGTATGTGTGATTGACAACAACCATAGGGATATCTTTGATTGTCAAGTGTGGTGTGACCATACGGAACAATGACTTCATCTGTTTTGCTCGGCTCATGTCAGCAACAGATTTACCTTCGATTGAATCTTCAACTTCTTTCTTTGATGCAAGATTACCAATTGAATCAAGAACAATAATAACTTTATCCGTCTTTTCAATGTTCTGCAACTGATTCATGATATCGTGTTTCAACTGCTCAACATCAGTGATAGGTGTATGTAGAACACGTTCAGTATCAATACCAAATGCATCAAAGTATGATTGTGGTG